TTTTTTTTTGACCGAACTCAATTGGTCGGTCAATTCTTCGTATGACGAATCCGCGAATTTTTCAACAATCTTTTTCAACGCGTCGTCGGTCAGATCATCGCATTGCGTGCCGTCGATGGCTGAAACCAAACAGGCAAACGCCAAATGTTGCGGCGAAAGTCCGTTTTGTATCATATACACGCATTGGCGTAAATTTTCCAATTCCTTTTGTGCGTTGGCCGGGTCTTTGAGCATCAAAAACCGGCGTGCCTTTTCAATGTGTTTGTCGAAATCCTCAATGGTTGAGCCAATGCCGGAATCCACCAACAAATACTTTTGGTATTTATGGAAGCGGGTTACCGGCAATTCCTCGATCGTGTCGTACAATTCGACGTTGTGTTTTCCAATCTTAACGGTTTTCATAAAACTTTCGTGTTATCATTGTTGAAATCATCGGAACAACCGACATTTCCCATTGGCCGGTTGCCGCCAACAAAATTAGCGAAATAATCACGCCAACCCACCACGAACAACAAAAATTACAGGTAAAGAGGGCGTACAAAAAATCGTTGGGGGCGTGAACCTGTAACCATTCACGTAATCCCCATTTATCCGCCAACGTAAGCATCCACGCCGCCAATAGGCCAACCACGATGCACCAACAAATAAATTCAACGATTCCCATAATGTCAACGGTTCAAATCCGGCAATACGCACGGGGTATCAACTTTTATTTCTCCCTCAAAGCGGAACCCGGAGAACGGGTGCATTAAAAATTGGTTGTCGCATTCGTCAAGGCTGAAACCACGGTATATGTTCGCGGCCTGTTCGTAACATTTGTTAATGCGTATCGAACCGTTGCGCATAAGCCATCCGGAACGGCCATTGAGAATATCCAATATTTGTGCTTTCAAATACTCGGTGTTCCTGTTGATAGAGGAACCGAACACGCGGCGTAAATCGAACCAAAAGATAATGGAAAACGGGGCGCGTTGTTCCATTTCGGCGTTCGGTTCCCATTCGATCGTTTGCGGGTCGTCAACGACAAAGAAACAAAAATTGCCTTTGAACGAATCGGGCGACACCTCGATATAATCGTTATTGCCGTGCCCCCGTATGCCACCGCAATATACGTTCGGCAACGTATAACGTCGGCCGTCGATTTCCTTTACCAACTTTTGGGCGCGTCCAAAAGCAGCATCCAACCACGGCAAACCGCCGGCCAAAGCCTTTTGGATTTCGCCTATTGCTTCATCAAGCATTACCGCGTTGGGTATAATTGGTGCATTATTGATCATACGAAAAGATTTGTTTTAATTATGTTCATCAACTTATCATAACCGCCACGGTCATACCATATTTTTTCCCAATTTTCCGACGTCAAACCAAATGTATTTTGGCCGTATTTGTCAAAAATATTTTTTGCAAACATTGTCGTTGGGTAAACGCTCACAGCATCCGCGCCCATATCAACGGCCAATTCCGAATGAAATTTACCGACAATATACAGGTTCGGCGCGTCCGGGTTCCTGTTGGCGTTTGGCGTTATGGCCTGTTTCCAATCCGCATAACGCCCGGCCGATTCCTTGCTATGGAAATATCCGGCCGGCTTCAAATCCTCGGAATAATACGGGCGAATGTCGTTGCCGCTTGATGCTTTACCATCCCATAATTGTTGCAATTGCAAATCCAAAACGTCGGGCAAATATGGTTTAATGGCTTCGCCGATCATCGAACCGGTTTGCAATCCCTCATTCACACGTTGAACGCGTGCCAATAAGTCGTTCAATACTCCCATTGTTCTATTTCGCGTTTTTAGGGCCATTTAAGGACGTTAAACTTTCGGGCGGTATAATTTACCATTCGTAAGTTTAACGCCCATTGTAGCCAAAATTTGGATAAAATAACGGTTAAACCGTGCGATATTTGACGCCGTGATTGTTGCAAGATAGGCAAACGCGGTCAATTCCGCGTGTATCAACCGCCAATGCACGATACGCCATTAAAAGGTCATAGCCCAAACCGCCGGGGCGTGTTCCGTTCGTGTTTCCGTCAATCTCATACAAAATATCCATTTTTGATGCGTTGGATTGATTGCGGTTAACGCGTACGTCCGGATTCAATGCCAATGTGCGCAACATATCGGCGGCAACCTGTTTTTGGATTACAGGGGCGAAAATATGGCGTTGCGAAATGATAAAATCCGTTAAATCACATTCAACGGAAATTTCGCAATTCATACCGTAATTGCGGGTGTTCGTGTATGCCACGCCGGCAATATCGAACATTTCCGGGTATTGTGCGAAATCTTCCGGGGCGTGGATGCAAAATGGCGATACCTGTAAATACTTGGTCAATTCGCGCCACGATTCAACCGAACCGATATTGCACGTTCCGCAAGGTTCTCGCGTCCAATCTTTGGATACGTTCAACGCTTCCATTCCCATTGGCAACGCGTTTTGATCGTAGCAAAGAAACCACGCGCCGCCGGCGTCGTTTCCCTGTGCGTCGGCCGAACCGCCGGCAATGTATGGTAAATATATTGGGTCGGTGTCAAAACTGAACCATTGGAACCCGCCGTTTGTATTCGTAAAATTCACGTCAATTATGCGCATTGGCGCAACCTGTGAGGAATGAAACAGGTACAAACGAACGTTGCCGGTTCCGCCTACCATTTGCAAACCAATTCGGTTGATTCGCAAAGTTACGCCCATACCGCGTACCGGGATGATTTCGAAACCAACCAATTTGGCCGTCGGGTCAATGGTTGCTTTCAACCTTGCGGCACCATCAAAGAATGTGCGACGTTCCAACAATGTTTTGGTTTCATTCCTCAATTGCTTTTCCTGTACAAATCTTTGAATTGCGGTGTTAATGCCGTTTCGGGTCAATCTTTCGACGTAATCCGAAACCATATTGAAAACAAACCACGCGCCCTCACTTTCGCCGCCAAAGTCATTATTGAAATCCGCGTTGAAATCCGATTTTACAGGTTCAACGCCGGTGTTATCTTGGTTCGCAATCCACACAATCCCGTTGTGGCGAACCTTTGTGCCAACCCTATATGGTAAAATAACGTTCCATTCCGGGTATTGTAAAATGTAATTATCGGGCATCATCGCACAAACGTTGTTCAATGTACACAACGGGTGTGCGCCTTGAAACGTCAACCCGCTTTCGGATTGCGTCATTTTGTTGTCGATCGCTTCGTCGAGGTTATATGATTGTTCCCACCCGACGACGTGCAACAATGCGTTTTGAATATCTTTTAACCTGTACATTTTGCGATGAATGTTTGTAAATGAAAAAAGGGGCGGGGCAATACCCCACCCCATAACGATTTCAACAACAATTCAACGATTGGTTACTCTACCGCTTTGGTATTAACCGGGTTGGCTGTATCGTTTACAACCTCAACAGGGGTTGCGAAAGGATTTACGGAACCGCTTGAGGCAACCTCAACTTTGATGATAGGGTTTGCCACGGTGTCCGGTGCGCTATTGTATGCAACGATAAACGCAATGTCAACACTGAATCCGAAATATTCCTTAACGGTACAAACCATATCTTCCGATGCGGCACCGGCGATTTGGCTATTGTCGCCCACGCTTGTATAATAGTGTGAGCCAACAGGCAAATCAATGTAAGGAAGCCTTACAACGTCCCATTCGTGGAAATTGGCACGTGTGCGGCGGTATGCTTCGCGATCAACGCGCGTAAGGACACCGACGTTTCCATCCTCAACGATGAACGCGGTTGCGAATTTGCCGGCTTCATTGGTTACATTGTTGCTATAATGGAACACCTTGCCGTCATACTCGTTACGTTTGTTTACGTCGTTGTAGATGTCGTGTTGTGCCAACTTTTTAATGGTGGAATCAATACCGGCGTTGCCGATAACGTGAAGCATTCCCGGATAACAGTTTGCACGCATAATCGGGTTCATATCGCCCATCCATTCCATACGTGCGACCCACGGAACTTGAAGAACGTTTGCTACCGCGGTGTAATACAACTTATCCTTGAACACCTGTGTTTTGTTTGCCGAAAGTGCGGCCACGGCCTGTACGTCCATTGCGTTTGCAAGGGCGCGGCAAACTTTTTCCATCTTGCGATTAAAGTCATGTTCGTACGAAATTTCGTTGTTCATATACAACGACGGTACCATTGTGAATCCAACCGCAAGGGTAATCCAATTCACGGTGTACAACTTTGATGTGTTTTCGTTGTCGCCAATCACGCACGAACGAACGTTGGAAACGGTAACGTCGCCGTCATAGTCGATAACGGGGATTTGTACGGTATTTCCCATTGACGCGAAAGCGCGATCGCGCAAATCGGGGGAAATGATTGAATTTGAAGCGTTGGTTTGCTCAATGAAGAAATCCAACGCCCCATACTCACACGGGCGGGTCATATTCTTATCCAATGCGGGATTTTCGACACGCCAATTTTGCAAACGGGTTGCGACAAGTGACATAATTTTTGATGAATTAAAAAGTTAATAATTTTTGGTTTCGTCGGGTTGACCCTTTGCCCGATTGTTTGTTTTCTTTTGGTAATGCCGGGCGGTATTCGCGCCCGGCTTTTGGTTTTACTGAATTGGCAACGCCTTTACGTTGTTGTCAACCCACGCTTTGTTTTTAGCGGTTTGGAATGCGTCCGAACCAATGGTTAAGCCCTGTGCCAACAATGCCTTTGTTATGGCTTCGTCGGCTTCAACCTGTGTACGTGCGCCGGACAAATCAATTACGCCCGATGCGCCACCGGTTCCGCCGGTGCCACCCTGTGAGCCGGCACCCTTTGTTTTTCTGCCTGTTTCTATAACGCCCATTTCGCGCAATTCCTTTTCAATCAATTCGGATGCGGTGTATGGGTTCAACTGGTTGTTCGGATTCCTCATAATCGCGCCGGATGCGTCTTTGAACGCAAGGGTTTTACCGCCCTTTCCGTCGTCGATATATTCGGGTGTCATTCCCTTAACCTTTGATTTGGCGTTTGCAAGGATAACCGACGTTACGGCTTCCGGCAATCCGGCCTTAAATTTCAATCCAACAACGGATTTATCCAATTCGCCGTCAAGACGCAAACCAAACATTTCTTTTGCGTGTTTGTCCTTTGCGGTGTCATACTCGGTTTTAAGGTCGGTAAATGATTTTGTAACCGCCGCCAAATCCTTTTGTGCCTGTGCCAATTGTTTCTTTGTTTCAGCATCCGCGCCGCCGTCGGCAATAACCTTTTCCAAACGGGCCTTTTCTTTTGTTAGGCTTGCAATTTGGGTGTTTAGTTCGCCCGCCGCGTCGGCTTTTGTCTTGATTTCGCCGATTGCCCTTTTGACGTAATCGTATGTTTTTTCGGTGCCGTTCTTTTCGATGCCGGATGCGCTGAAAATATCGTTATCCAAACCGCCGTAAATTTCGCCGGTCTTTTTTGCGATAACCGCGTTTTCATCGTTTGCCGACATTGTAACAATAGCGTTGATTTGTTCGGTTGTCAAACCGGCGGTTGCTGCGTTTGCCTGTATCAATTCTTGTGTAAGTGCCATAATTCTTTCCCTTTGAATTTATTGTTTGTATTACCCCGTATCAACTCAAATTATGAGGTTGCCACTGCCAATGTTGCCCGCGCCATCATCGGTGTAACCGACAATACGGCCGGTGCCCTCGGTTGACGATTTCAAAACGACGTCCAAAGCGGTATTTGCTTTGACGCATTGCGCCAACTTTGCCTTAACGGTTGCGTCCGCGTCTGCGATAGAACCGGTAATTTCAATTACCAAATCATCCTGTTGTGCTTGCTTTGCCATAATTGTTTTTTTTAAGGTGTTAATCTTTGTTGTCTTTTGGTGGACGACCGGGGCGTTTCGCTTCCTGTGTGCCATCTTGTGTGCCATCTTGTGCGGCCTTTGCCTGTGCGCCATCCTGTGGAATTACGCCGGCGGCTTTCAACTCGGCCAACAATTCGGCCTTTGCCTGTTCCTTGATCGCGGCCAAATCGGCGGCTTTCTTGGCTTCGGCGGCTTCCTGTGCAGCCTTTGCCTGTGCGGCCTGTGCGGCGGCTACCTGTGCGGCGTGTTCCTGTGCAAATTTGTACGGGTCGTGCAAAATTTCAACCGTGTATCCCTGTTTACGCAATGAAGATTGCATAACGCTTTGCCATTCTTTCATTCCGAATTTTTGAATACGTGGGGTTGAAATTCGTTTACCTGTTTTTTGGTCGAATTGTCGAACCTCAATTTTTGCGTGTACCGTCATTTCCTCGCCTTGCGGTACAATGTAATTGTCGGCGGTAATTTCCAATACCGGCAAATCGCGTCCGTCTTTTGTTCTCATTTATTACGTTTTTTTTAAGTGTTAAACCGATTGCGGGGTTTGCTCGGTGGCGTACCTCACAAATTCGGCCTTAATGTTTGCAATCTTTTTGTCGAATGGTATTGCGTTACCAAATTCAACAATGTTGGTGTTCTCGCGCTCAAACCTACGTACAAAGTTAGAAAAATTTAATTTTATACGTAATTCGGTTGCATCAATCAAACCTATCTTTTGCAAATCCATCAATTCCGCACGGGTTAAATGCGCATATGGTTCCAATTCGGACAATATTTGCATTCGTTGTTGTGCGGTCGGGTCGTTCCTGTACTCGGTTTGAATGATTTGTTGTTGCAATGCGTCCAATTCCGTTTCGCTCGCGCCGGATTCTTTCGCCGTCTTGAACTTTTCGCGCAATTGATCGGCGGTTGACAAATAAAAGTCGGTTCCGTAATTGATATATCCGGCAATGTAATAATTGCCATAACGCATACGGCAAATCACGTCGTCAACCCACATTTGGGCGTTCTCAAAGCCTTTTTTAATCCTGTTAAGGATTGTGGATTGGCTTTCGAACGATGCCATAATTTGTTGTTCGTTTAATGCTTCACGGTTGGTTATTTCCTCATCTTGGCCGACAACGTTTGTAATGATTTCCGAACGCAAACGTTCGCATTCCTCAACGTTGTAATCCAAACTATCACGATCAACCGTTAACATTTGAACGGGGTTGCGCAAATCGGGTTGGTTTTCCTCGGCGTTTGGCACCGGGATTTCCACGAATGAACCGGCACCGATAATGCGTTTGTTGCCACATTTAGGGCAACGGCACAACGCGCCGGCCATATCCAATTTGTAATGGCCTTGTTTGTCTTTCAAAAATCCGCCGTCGCAATAATCGCCGTTTTCGGCATTTGAAAAATCGCAACTTTGTTCGTATCCCGAATAAATCGGGTATGCGCCGTGCAAATCCAAATGGCGTTTCGAAAGATGGAAAAACAAATACCAATCCAAACTTTCCAATTGACCAGACAACGGCGACACCTTGACGTCGGGTTCGTGCAAATCAATTGGTTCATCCCAAAAGAAACGTGCCGGGCAAAATCCCAATCCGTGTGGATGCTCATACAATGGCATTCCGTCAACCATTCCGGTTCTCTTTGGGTCGTTCCATACGCGGTAACTGAAATCATCAATAACAACGATTCGGTCACGATCGCGGAAAATAATATAACGCATAACGCCGGTTTCCGGGTTGGCGTCATAAGCAATCACGCGGTCAATGGTCAACCAATAAAAATAGGGTTCCGGGAATTGTGTTTTTTGTTCCTCGGCAACGTCAACAATTAGGATTGAATTTATTTCGGTCTTGAAATATTCCCATCCTTTTGTTTGCCAAATGGTCGGTTCGTGCAATACGTTAAGCCTGTAATTTTCCCAATCGGCCGAATAATCGGTATTGATGAATTGGAATTTTGATACAGGGTTGCGACCATCAAAAATGCGGCTTAATTTGTCAAAACAAATGCCCGTTACCTCGTTTGTCTTAACGGGGTAACGAAACAATGTTTTGAATAAAACGAATTTGTCGTGCGGCAACAGGTTTTCCACCCAATTCAAAAATTGGGTGGCTTGAGCGCAAACGCAAGGGGCGTTAAACGTCGTAATGCGCTTTTCAACGTGAAATTTAAGCCTTTGTTGGTGCAATTTCGCCATTGTCAACGCTTGTGCGTTTCGACCCTCGGTTATTACCTTTTTTATCCTGTTTAACTCTAATGGCATTGTTTACAAATTCGTATTTAGAATTGTCGGGTATGTGCCACCCGGCTTTTGTCATTCTCAACAACCTTTCGGCGTGGGTAAATTCGAAATCTTGGGTAACGTCACCAACCGCCAACGTTACCGTTGTGGTTTTTCCGTTCATATCCTTACGAATTATCAGCGTTTACCAACGCGGTAAGCGGGTTAAATTCCGGCGTCACAATCGTAAGGTTGTCCGAATAATTTTCCGGATAATACCACGAAATCGGATTGTAATCCTTTGCATCATAATTGCCGTGGAGTTTGTCTCCGACGAACAACGCACGAATTGGAATTGGGTAATACGTTGTTGGTGTGGTTTCGTCTTGGATGGCTTCAATTGCTCCGTTCTCATCAAACAGGAAAACGCCCAAATTGCCGGCGTTTGCTTCGCAGATCAATTGCTTCAAAGCCTTTGAGATCTTCTGAGGAATAGAACGCATATTTGCGGCAAATTGTACAGGGTTTGCGCCCAACACATCGGGGATGCCGCCCAAATCATCGTTGCCGCCGCCGGTCATACGTACGTCGCCGCCGGAATCGGCCGGACTATACAAGAAAGGCGTAATAACCATTTTTGTTCCGTCTGTTGCGGACAACTTGGCTTCCCACGATGCAAGTTTTTCAATTTGACCGGCTTGTTCGGAAACCACGAAACTATTTAGAACACCGTTTGCACCACGCAAGCGAATAAACGCCGCTTTTTGAATTTGTCCGAATGATTGTGCGCACCCCATATTAGGCACGTCGGGAATTGCGGCCGCCGCCGGACATTGACAAGTAATTGACATAATGTTTTAACGTTAAAAAATGTTAATAATAATTGTTTTTGCGGCTTACCCTTTGCCGTATCTTTTGCAAATGTAGTTAATTTTTCTAAAAGTAGCATATTTGGGCGTTAAATGCAAAATCCGGTAAATTATACGTCTTTTGTCTAAAAGCCCCGGAAATCGCCCAAAAACGGGCAAATCCTCAATGAACACGTACACCTCGGTTGGCGTGTCCGTATGGCATTATGTTCCCGTCGGCAATTTCCTTTTCGTATATGCCCGTTAACATATCCGGCGCGTCGTCATGTTCATTCGCTTCGAACTTGCGCAAAAACTCGGTTACGGCCTTATAGAATTTCTCATATCGGGTTTCCCACCCAAACGGCATTATGACACATTGGTTGACAAATGGCGCATTTGTAACAATGCGTGATTCCTTATTGGCCGATTGATAGAATGGAACCGATATTGCGCGAATCTTGCGTTTAATCGTCTTTTCAAATTGCGAACCGCCGTTATTGGATTCAACCCATACTTTTTCCGTTCCCTGTTCATTGATCATACGCGGCACCGTTACCGTTGTAACGTCGGTGTTTTCGTCGGTGTATTCAACGCCGGTAATCAAAGCGTACAACAGGGGTTCCCAACGTTTTTTGTTTTCGTTCCATACCTGTTCCGGGCTTTTGTAAATATCGTACGTTGCACCGGCCAAATTGTCGTCGCCCTCGTCGGCAACGTCGATATAACACCCCTTGCGCACCAACGTTCCCCAATCCGATTTTTCAACCCACGTTTTGAACGGCTGATACAGGCGGCCGGCGGCATCGCCGGGGTTACCTTGATACAGGCATTGAAAACCCATAGGGTCAATCTTGCGCATTGATTCCAAACGTTCGACGGAATGCCGCGATTCCCACAGGGCAACGCCCTTTTCGCGTGGGTCAATTTCCGTTGGGTTGCCTGTCTTGATCGCTTCAAAGTTTACCAACACCCACGAGCCTTTCGGTATGTTCTCAAAATCCGCCCAACGTTCAACAACGATTACTTTTTGTGTTTCAATAATCTTTCCGATTATATCTTCCGGGTGCCATCGGGTAAATACAATCAATTGTTGTGATTCGTTGTGTAAACGCGTATATGCAACCTTTGTGTACCAATCCCACGCGGATGCACGAATTACGGGCGAATTGGCTTCCTGTGAATCTTTATACAGGTCGTCAAATATCATTACGTCGGCGGTTTTCGACGTAAGCGAACCGCCACGACCAACAACACGAAATTCGCCGGTATGGCCAACAATTTGAAACACGTCGGAATTGCGCAAACTATTCGCGGCAACGGTTACGACGTTTGAACCATTTAACGTTGTTTCCGGATATACGGCATTGTATGCCGGCGTGTCGATGATCTTCTGCACGTCTCGGTTGAAATCCTTTGCGATCGTGGCGGCATACGAACAAAGTATTATTTTTTTGTCCGGAAACATTCCCAACATTTTAGCCGGCAAATTGCGGCTTGAACCCTCGGATTTGCCGTGTTGCGGCGGTGCCTGTATGATAAGGTTTTGTATTTGGCCATTGGCGAACATATCCAATATGCGGTAATACGTGGTATGGAACGGCGTTGGCTTAAACTTTGGGTTCATATATTCAGCGAACCACAACAATTTACGGCGTGCGCCCTCAATCTTGAAATCCTGTGCAGTTATGTTGTTCATTGCGTCCATCTAACTTTTCGTTAATGTTGCTTTCGTAAATTCCGGGTATCGTACATTCAAACAAGCAATCAAATATTCCACAACTTGTTTGTAATCGTCTTTAGGCAACACGCACCCCAAACGAATTATTGTTATATCTTCATCCATTACAATTCCTTTCGCAATTCAATATATCCATCTATTTGGTAATCTAACGGGCCATTGTGCCATTCTACATATCCATTACGTTTATACCATTGTTCCACCCACGAACCGCGAATAGCGCGTAATACGGCATAACGTCGTTTGAACGTATGTATTATTTCCCATTCGGCGGTATTCAACAGGTATTGGCCGCGCCCTTGCTTTTGCGCCGTTTCGTGTACAAACAAATCATGAATAAAACCAAAATCCCATTAGGGTTCCGCGCATACGCCAATGGTTCCCAATCCATCATTCCAAATATGGACAATATCGGTACCCCACGGCCATTCATTATTGTATCGTATCGTTTCCATTACTCAACGTCTTTTCTTGTACGTATTGTTCATTGCGAAATAACCCCATATTCGTTTGAAATCATCCCATTTACGGCACCAAAGAACACAACCGACGCCGATTTTATACAGGCCAAAACCAACAACAATTTTGCGTTCGTATTTGCTATACTCAATTGTTATGTATGGTATTTTCATTATTCGGTTCCGTTAATCGTGTTTAACACTTTTTCCAACAGGTCGTCCGGAATGGCGGACAAATCCGGTTTGTTGGTATTCTCGGCCTTTACATTGGCCGTAATATCGGTGGTTTGCCTGTTCTTCCAATTTTCCGGATCGCGGTTGGTCAACGCAAAGATAATCGCCGTTGGATTCGGCGCAACCATTCGCGTTATCCGCTTTTGTTTCTTGATTTGCGGGTTGCCGTCTTTATCTTTTTCATATTCCGTTGTGACCTCGTCATACTCATATCCGGTAATTAGTTTCTTTAAGGACATTTTGCAATCGCGTACCAATCCGATATTGTACCAATCGTTATATTCCTTTTCGGCCTTTTTAAGCACTTGCGCAAATTCCGGATTATTCGCCCGCCAACGCATAAATGTATCATCGGAAATACCACCACGTTTACAAGCGGTTTGGATTGTTTCGCCGTCCGCAATCGCCCGACATATCGCCGTTACCCTTTCGGGCGTATATTTCGGTTTTCTTCCTTTCATAATGCTTAATTTTTATTATTCAATTTTAACAGCCTTTAAGCCTGTGTATTTTTCCCATCGGTCAATTATAACATCGCAATAATGCGGGTCATATTCCATTGTGTAACATTGTTTTTGTAATTGCTCGCACGCAATAAGGGTTGAACCGGAACCACCAAACGCGTCCAATATCTTATTTGCGTCTGCAATAAAGTCCAAAACATCTGCCAATAGTTGTATTGGCTTTTGGTGCGGATGCGGACTATCTACCCGCGCATTATGTTCCCTTGAAATTGTAAATACATTTCCACCAAATTTTGCATATTTAATGTTACCACAAAAAATAATTGCTTCCCATTGTTCAGAGATTCCGCCACCTCCATTCAAACCCACATTTTTCTTATCCCATACGCCAACGGTATTTATTTTTAATCCTTTACCTTTTACAATTTCAAAACTTTCAACAATTGTTCGCCATTGTAGAAAATATATCAATTTATCACACGGCATTATGTTAATAAACTTTTGAAATACCGATATATCTTCATCCCCCAAAATAGTTCTAATACCCAATCGGCCACGTCCATATTTTCCACTGGTTCCATTACCATACGGCGGGTCGGTAAATACCAAATCTATTGTTGCTCCCCCAATCAGTTTTTCAATATCTAATTGGTTAGTTGAATCGCCGCATAACAAACGATGTTTACCCAATTGCCACAATTCGCCCAATTTGCAACGTGCTTTAACTTTTTTCCCCGAATCAAAATCATCTTCGACCACCTGTTTGGTTTCCTTTTTTTGCTTTTCCCAACTTGGCAATTCAACCCCCCAACCCTGCAATTTCTTTTTATCCCATTGCGCCAATTTCTTTTCATCCCAAACGCCGGTATGCGTGTTGTCCTCAAACAAAATACGCGTTTCTTCATCCTCAGTCAAACCCTCAATCAAAATCGTTGGTGCAGATTCCCACCCAAGATACGCGGCCGATTCCCAACGACGTTCGCCACCGATAATCACTAATTCACCCGTTCTATTACTCAAAAGAATTGGCCGCGCTTCAAAATGTTTCGGATTCGTTCTTATCTTTTCTGCAAATTCCGCAATGGAATTTTCTTCTTTTACTTTTCTTGGGTTATCCGGGTGCGGTTTTAGATCAACCAATTTTCTATAAACTATTTCCATATTGTACGCATTTTTCAATTCTCATTTACGACAAATCCGGGGCGTTAATCCGTCCCGGTTTGTTCGGTTGTTATTGTGTCAGTTTTGCATCGGCCAATTCTTTTAATCTTGAATGGGAAATACACGCGGGGTCATCTTTGCTTGCGGGGTTTCCCGTCATTTGGCAAACCATTTCCCCAATTATACCCATTCGTCGTTCATAACAGGTTCCGCAACGCAACGCGTTTAATTCTTCGGTTCCCATTCCTTTTTGAATTTATCCGCCGGCCATATTTCGAAATGGCTTGCATTTTCGCGATTGACTATGTACGAATATTCCGGCACATCAACGAATGTTCCGTTGTTGAGGAAAGAAAACCACGCTTTGCCATCGGGGCTCCGTTCAATTGTCATTTGTCCGCCGCCAACGAATTGTTGCAATCGCTCATTATTTTTTCGCGTTACCTGTACGGCGCGTATTTCTTCCAATTGGTGGCAATATACGGTTCCGAAATCCGGGCGCGGGTTTCCTGTTTCCAAATCCCCGTCCAAAATTGGCAATTCCTGTTCGTCGTACGCTATCGTGAATTTCAGCATTTCGCGTTCGGGGTTGTCGTTTACCTCAATGAAGCGTTCGCCGAAACGGCCGCGTACCGCGTCAATAATTGCTCTTATATAATTCGGGGTGTTGTGCTTATTGTAAAACACGTGGATTGTATAATATTTGTTCAATTCAGTTGCGACAACTTCACGTTCCGTAAGGGATTCAAGCATTACACACGCTTCGTAGTCAAATGGTGTTAATCTTTGCATAATCTTTCGCGGTTTATAATTACAAAGCGGATTCCGACACCAAAACAGGCAATGCGGCATTCAATATCCAAATATTTGTCGCCGGTCTTTGGTGTTATCGCGTCAATTGATACTCCCAATTGGAACGAATGAAATCGCCAATATTCACGGGCAAACAAGAATATGCCAAAATACTTTCTATGGATTCCGCAATAAACGGCGTGCGCATCCGGGATTCTTGTTAATTGTTCCATTTCGTATGTTTCGCCGGTCTTTATATCGACGTATTGCAAACGATCGTTTGGTATGGCTTTTATTTTCTTTCCGAAATTCGGGTGCCTTTCATCAACAACCCGGTATTTATTCACTTTTTCCATTCTTGATTTTCGATTTGATTATTTGCCAACTTTCTTTATCAACGTGGCACGCCGTCGGGTAAACGGTTATATCGTCTTTCGGACAAACCAAATTGTATATTCCCAATTGTCCCTTTATCGGCATTTCAACCACGCGGCGCGGGTTGCGCATCATCCATCCGTAACCCTTGCGCGGTCGGTCCTGTTCCGGGATGCAAGTTGCTGCCCAATCTTCCGGCGTGAATTGTTCGATTGGTTTAACGTCGTACAATTCCACGAATCCACAAGTAACGCCGGACATCCGGCCGGGAATTTCGGGTTTTGCCGACGCGCAAACCAACAGGTCGCCGCGATAATTGGTGTTCCGGGTGCGCACCTCAATTGTTTTTTCGGCGTGGTATTCCCCGGATTCATCCCGGAACGCAACACGCGTTAACAGGTCCGCCCACGGTTGTTTTACCGAAAGTGCCTTGAAAACGTCGTGTTGGTCCGGGTTGTAATCTTTACGGTCAATCTGCATAATCGTTCATTTTAGAAGCCGGCGGGCAAATCATCATCCGCGCCCATTGGTTGATAACCGCCGCCGGGCGTGTATTCCGGGGCTGGTGCTGGGGCCTGTTCGGGTTTCTTGCCGCCCAACAATTCCATTTCATCCACGATGATTTCGGTAACGTACCGGGTTTGTCCGGCGTTGTCTTGGTATGAACGGGTCTTTACTTTGCCGCGCAACAAAAGCGGGGTTCCCTTTTTCACGTATTGTTCACAAACGCCCGCAAGACCGGAACGCTTAACAACGACATTGTGCCAAGACGTTTCCGGCTCAACCTTTGTGCCGTCTTTTTTGGTAAATCCGGGTTCCGTTGTTGCAAATGTGAATTGCGCAACCTTTCCTCCGTTTTGGAAATTTGTAATGGTCGGGTCTTGCCCGACATTTCCTTTTAGTACAACAAGATTCATTTTATTTTTCTTTTAATATTCGACATTCTTTCCCGGGTTATCGGGTTCATATTGTTTTCGTGCCGATTAACCCAACGTAAATTTTCGGGTCTGTTATCCTTTCGGTTCGTATTGATATGGTCAATTTCCGGCCTGTTTTTCGGGTTTTCAACAAACACCAACCCAACCAATTTATGAACCTTTACCGAAATACTTTTGCCATCTTTACGCAAGTTAACAAAAGAATAACCCATACTTGTACCAAACCGCAAGATTGAACCGGAAATGCTCATTGTATGGTTTCCGCGTTTTACTATTCGCGGCAATGAACGAACGCGCCCGGCGTTACTTACTTGATAACCCGGAAATCCGGGTACATCTTTCCAAATTTCGTTTTGCATATTTGCCAATATTTAAGTGTTGCCAATAGATTGAAAATGCGCGGCCGGGCTATTGGCGTACCTTTTCGGGCCGGGCTATTGGCGTACCTTTTCGGATGGTTTGCAAATTCATCCTATCCGCGCAATGCAAATATACAAAACGTTCGTTCAATCGCCAAATTTCGCACCATCCAACAGGTATTCGCGTTTATCAGCCCATCCGGCATTTGCGTTCAAATATTTGCGGTCATCATCCCGGACAAACTCAACATAATATCCGCCACTAATCGCCGGTCGCAATATACGGACTAATTTGCCAATAAAGAATCGTTTGTATCTGGCATAACCGCTTGTATCGCTCAAAGCCAAAACGCGTTTAACGTTGCTTTCCGGTTCCGCGCTTGGTGCCTGTGTTCTCGCTCGCGGTTGCCGTCCCTGTTTGTAAAAACTTGCATTTTTGAAATCCTTACGGATGGAACGGCGCGATACCTCGGCAAAATTGGGTTTCGGTTCCTTTGTTCTCATAAACTCGGCTTTTCGGTAAGCAACAAAACGGGTTGCAATGCTTGGTTGAACGTTAGAACCGACAACCAAACGCACCCGGTTTCCTTTATGCGCTCCAAATCGCCCGGTTCCAATTGCCAACAGGTAACAACCGTACCGTAGGCATCTTTATTGGCCGGTACTGGTTGATATTCGGGTTGCTCTTTACCATAAACGCAATTTGCGCCGTCAAATTCAATTGGTTTCATTTGCTTACTTGTTTGTAATCCTGTTTCAATTCCTCAATCCTCAACAGGTTTGCCGGGTAAATCCTCATTGCTTTACGCGTGGTTTCCTGTTCCCACTGATTATGATGATTGAAACATAGAATGTTAATATTTCTTGGATCGTGTGCCATTTCCGGGTGTGCGCCACGTGTGAGAATATGGGAACAATACGTTGCAGAATATTCCGGTAACGGCCGCATACAACATTCGCAATAATGCGGTTTATGTTCCCAAACCCATTTGAAAAATCGGGCATTTGCGGCCATTATATCCGCACCGCGTCCGAAAACGCAATGCCCGAATTTCTCGCGTTGCAACTCAATACGCAACCGTATATCCAACCGGAAATGTTTTGTATCAATCAAGGGTTCAAACCCACGCGATACTGCGTAATCATATTCAAAACGTTCGGTAATCAAATACGGTTCCATACCTGTTTACATATCCATTGGCATATCGTCCGATTCGGTGGCATTCTCGGCACCGAACAAAGACAGTTGCGCCTGTTTGCCGTCAAACAAATATGCATACACCTCGCGTTCAATCTTGCCAACGATTTCTTCCAATTCTTCCTCAAAGCCAAATGAAATTGTGGCCATCTTGATACGTGGCGTATTGATACACGTTTTAAGGCCGTTGGCCGTCTTATAAACGGCGGTAATCACGACCCCCACGTTATCATCTTTACCGGAAAACGACACGCCGCGTACCTCAATGTTGTTGAGCAATTCTCCGGCGAATCCGCGTGCCTGTTCCTGTATCTTTGCCGGAATCTTATTTGCTGTATCCTCAACGAACGAAAGGAACGAATTTATATTGAACACACGTGCCACGATCGGGCACAAATCTTCAAACAGGCCGGCCAAATCCGGGTGTACGTCCATTCCATTATCGACAACATAATGGTTGGTGTAAGACGTTCCGCCGACAACCTCGGTTACGTCATAATGTGCGCAAATACCGCCATTGTTAACCAACTTTACCTTTTCCAATTGGAAATCTTTTGGGTTGGGCTTTGTCATTGTGTAATTCTCATTTGTGTTACTCATATCGCTTTATGATTATTTACCGGTTCCGCCGGTGAGGTTGCCTCTAACGGTATCAATTGTGACTTTGCAAAATGCACCATTGTTTGTATATCCTCAAAAACGGCGCGTTCCTTTTCGCTTGCTTTCGGGTCATTCTTCGCGGATTCGGTCATTTCATCCACGAATTTTGCGGCCACGTCGGGCGGGTAATTAAATTTGATTGGTTCCATTTCTTAAAAATTATCGTCGGCCATCATTTCGGCCAACCTGTTATTCAACGTTATTTTTGGCTTTACCGTGTTTGCCGGAAATTCAATCTTTATTTGTTCGACCGGGTAATCCTTTACGATCAATTCAATAATGCCTTTATCTACCAATACAGGCAAACAACGAACAACGGCGCGCACGTCCTCGATTGCATCGTGTGCCGGGAATGATTCACCGGGAAAACATTTTGCGTATAATTCTTCCAACCTCGGAAATTTCAAACGGCCGTTGCTAAACCTCGCATCAACGAATTTCATTGCCGAGCGCATCGTGTCAATTCGTTTTCCCTTATACAACGCGTCGTCGGCGAATTGGTCAAACGACGCTTTGCGCATCAATTCCGATTTCACTGTTGATATATCGAAATACACGTTATGACCACAAATCAATTTGGCGGCGTGACAATCCGCAATAAATTTTCCCATAACGTCGTCCAACGGTTCGCCGTGTTCCTGTGAGTATTCGTTGGTTATGCCGTGAACGTCGGTTGCTTCCTGTGGGATTTCCCAACCATCCGGGCGGATAATGTGGTTTTCTTCACGTCCGGCGTAAATCCACGACAATTGGCATATTCGCGGGAATTGCTCATAATCGGTTTCCCATTTCGCATACTTTGGCGGTAAACTTGTTGTTTCCGTATCAAAGTACAATATTTGGTCGTAAGTAATCATTGTATCGCTTGGTTTTTACTTTTGGTCAATAATGGCAACGTCGCCGTTTGGCTTACGTCCATACACGGTGCCGTGGGCGGCTTCGTTATACGTGTTCATTACGAATTTGAAATTGGCGGTTACGGAAAATCCGTTGCCCTTAAATGTAAATTCGATGTAATCGTTTTCGTTAATCTTTCGCATAATTTATAATGTTTGTGGGTCGTCAACATATACGTTCAATTCCTCGGCGGCAAATTGGCGGATGCAATCAATATGTTCGATCAATTCGCTATTGCTCAATTCCCGAATTTCGCGCAACCTGTGGTTGTATTCGCCGGTTTCCTCATTCACAATTTCTTCGTGACAAAGCGGGGAAAGTTCGCGCAAAAAATGTTCGGTTTGTTCCTCGGTCTTTCGGTCGCCTGTATCCCAAAATCCTTTGCGGATAGTCGGAACAACGTAATGGAAATAATAACCCTTTAACGCTTCCGATGAACCAACAGGCGCAACCACGAAGCGGGCAACGATTCGTTCGCCCTTATGTTGAGCAAAAAACGCGTTTAATTCGCCCATATACATAACCAACCCGCCATTGGCGTTGATGATTCCGGATGCTGAAATATCGCGGCGTTTCATTTAACTTTTGTTTGTGGCGATTGCCTGTTTGAGTAATTCGGCCATATCCGGGTTCGCGTCGCAAATGAATTTTTCCATTGTGGCGTTGTACGCTTTCATTCCCAATTGGTGGATATACATACGGATTGCGGATGGGTATTTGCTTTGATTGTTCAAAACCCTTGCAAACTCAACGGCAAAATCGCCGGGGTCGTTCATTAAACCCAAATCCATAACGCGGTCAATTGTCGGGCGATTTTCGGCAACCCTTTTGCCCTGTTCCTTTAACTTGGCAATTGTTTCCACTACCTTTTTTCGGGTTTCAACCTGTTCGTTAATATATGCCGTTAGAATGGCGGCAAATTCCGGCATAATCAACACGTCGTAAACGCTTTTGTCGCGCAATGCTTCCGGGTATGTAAATTCTTTGGCATTGATACGGCGGTTGTATTCAATAGCGGCTTTTTCCTGTGGGGTCAATTCCTGTTTATTGTTCATTATTACCCCGGTATGATTCATTTTCATATCTTTTGAAAAATGGGTGCGGCTACAACCGCACCCGGTTTGTTATTATTCCTGTTCGGTGTATTCCTCAACGGACATTTCGGTTTGGCCGCGTTGTACTTGTTCGATGAAACCTTGATACCCGTATTTCTTTGCAACGGCAACTATGTTTTCCAAACGCTTTGCGCCCAAAGATTCGCCACGGGCGATTCGGAACACTTTTACGGTTGGGTTGCTTACAATAACCAATTTGGCGGCGATTTCCATAATTTGCGAATCGGAAACGCGGCCGGGGATGAATGGCACGCCGTTTAATTCCAATCCGTCGTCGGTAAACGTCAAGCCCTTAATCGGTAATTTAGCGTTTGCGATAAGGCCGGCGCGTTCGTTCAACAAGTCGTCAACCTGTGCTCCCATCTTTTCGGCCTTTTCAACAACCTTGCGTGCGTTGTCGCGCTTTGTGACGTAATCGATAACCAACGCGTGTTTCCTGTTATGCTCATTGGCGGCGGCCATCCTTTCGGCAATATTGGTATCGGGCTTGTTTGCTTCGTAATCCGCCAACCATTTTTCGGCGTTCGCCTTGCGGGTTTCGTAATCCTTGCGGTCGGCTTCAATCGCGTCAAGGCAACCGGCCAATTGTTCGCCCAATGATTCAATACCGGCTTTGGCATTTTGTATGGCCAATTCATACGCCTTTTTGGCGACTTCAACCCTTTCTTCCAACGCGGCCTTTTGGGTTGCGTAATTGGCTTTGGCTTCGTCAATCCTGTTAGGGATTCCGGCCAATTGTTTGGTACGTTGAGCCATTGCGGCGCGAACCTGTTTTGCCTTTTCTGCCAACGCGCCGGCCTGTGCTTGTTCGGCCATCATTTCGGCCACGTCGATTACCTTTGAGTATTTCTCAACGTCGCCGGCATCCAACTTTGCGTTGGCTTCCTTTTCAAGCGTGGTTAACGTCTTGACGTCGCGGTTAATGCCGGTGCGTTCCTGTTTCAATTCGGTTACCTCGGTGTCAATTGCTTCGATGCGGTCGCGAACCTCAACAGGCAACAAAGACTTAACAACGGCAATTTGTTTGCGGCGTCCCTCGGCGGTTTCCGACCAACGGGAAAATTCCACGGCGTCGAAATCTTGGTACCCGAAAATCTTTTGCAACATTGACACGTTGTTTGATTGCATACCGGTTGACTTTTGTTTGATGGAAAGGGTACCGCGTGGGTTGGCTTCCGTGAAAGACAACGAAACGTCGTATTCCTCGCCGTCGTCGCCAATAACCATTTTGGCGAATCCCTTTGTTTCGCCGTTCCTCAACACGTCGTCTCGGTTTCCTGTGAGTAACGCCCCAATGGCCTTTAACAACGTGGATTTACCCAATTCGTTGTCGCCCTTGATGAAATACACATTGCCGGTAAATTCGGCGTCGAAATCCTTGATAACTTGGAAATTCGACAATTGCAATTTCTTAATATACATGTTGTATCGCTTTGGTTAAAAGCCCCGGAAAACCGGAGCGTGCTCGTTATTTCCGGGAATCGGCCCGGCCCGTATTTTTCAAAAGAAATGCAATCTATGGTTTTCGGTTTGCAATTGGATTATTGTGGCCATTCTTCGCACAAACTTTACCGGAAAGTATTATTTTGTATTACGGCAAAATGCCAACTTAAACTCCTGTGACATTCACATATTTTTTCACGGGGCGTTGACGGTCTTACGCCTAAAAACATCAAAGATTGCATTTCAAAGAACTTTGTACCCATGGCCGGAATCGAACCGGCACGCCATACGGCAATTGGTTTTGAATCAATCGCGGCTACCATTACGCCACGTGGGTATTTCTTGGTTGCGCCGCCCCGATTCGAACGGGGATTACCGGAACCAAAATCCGGGGTGTTACCGTTATACCACAACGCAAAGTCTATTTAACGAACCGGTACAAAGCACATTTTGTTTCCCGTGCGAAATTTTGAAAACGAAATAGCCCAAATCATTTTTTTTGAATCAACGCCACCGGCATTGAACAAATCCGGGTATTTCTGTTCCAACTCGAACTCCGTTGCAATGACATATCCGCGATCCATTACAAGTTCATTGGCTATTTCCTTAAAACGGCGGTCAACTTTGCGACGCAAGATGTAATCCTTTGCGTTCGCGGCGCGTAAAGTTTCACGAAATGCAACGTTTGACCAATAAACTATTCCAAATTTCATTACCTGTTCCATAATTCTTTGTCGTTTTGTATCCCGGAACCCGCCGGGGCGGTGGTGTTATTTCCTCAACCCGGATACAAAGGTAGGCATTTATTTTTATTTACCAAAACTTTTAAGCATTTTTTCAAAAGAATTTCGCAAATAGTGCCGAATGGTCAACAATTACCGGTTCCCATTTCAGCGTTCCGGCCTTTAATGCCCGTTCAAACGCCGCGTCGGTTTCCCGGTGTTTTCCTAATTCGTGCCAATGTTTGTATTTGGCACGCTTGCAAATTACGCGATGGGTTCCGTTCGCGTCACGTTCAATATAGGCATTAACCATTGTTCATTCGTGCAACTAATCGTTCCAACTTACGTTCGCGTTCCCTTGCGACCTTTTCATAACCGTATATGATAGATAATTGTTCCATCATAATTTGAACGTCGGCGATTTCCGTTATTATATCGGCATCAGTAACACGGCCCCGGGCTTCTTTCATCAATGCGTTTACCAATTCGGCCACTTCTTCAACCGCCATCCGCTTTCGTGATTCCTTGCCGTATTTCTTTACAGCCATCGCGCAAATATCTTTCAATCCGCCCAATTTCAGTATAAACCATTGTTGCGGGTTTACCTGTCTATTCATACAATTTTCGGCGGCATTTCGTTTAGTAAATGAAATGTCCGACGTTTGCAATGTCCCACCTAAATAACGGGCTATTTTATATCTATAATTCATAATCAAAATAATTTCGGGGTTTTATCCAACAATCGGGAGTTGAGGTTGTCCAATTCTTTTTCCATTTGGCGCGATATTTCCAACGCATCTATTTTACGCAAGCGGAACCAACGATTTTGATTATGGCGCAAGGTTGAAACAAACGAAACGTATTGTTCGAACAATTCCGGCGTTATTTCTTGCAAATTTTTGATTTGCGGGGCTTCAAACTCATTCATATACAATTTATCTATTTTAAGGTTAAACGGCTTATATGGGCTTTATTTTGCCTTTTTCGGACGACCGCGTTTTTTTGGGGTTGTCCCGATCTTTATTTGCTTGGCCTTTTCATTGGCCCTTTGTTTCGGGCTTACAGGCTTATGGGTGGCCGTTTTCTTATTTGCCGGCAACTTGCTTTTGGCCTTTTCTTCGGCCCTTTCCTGTTTGGGATGCAAACACCAAATGAATGTGTATGTACCCTTACGGTAAAACCATTGGCATTGTCGGCACGCCGGCGAATCAATTTCACACCCTTTACCGAACGGGCAACCGCCGCCCGTCAGCGTAAAAACCTTTGTTGGCATTTTAGTTATCTATTTCATATTGCATATTACGCGGGTGCCATCTATATCCACATTCACGACACACGCAATTTGTTCTTATGTGTTCGCCGCCATCGTCGTCCGCACCCTGACTATTGACAACGCCGTTTTCCACCTCATAAATGTAACCCGTAACATAATAATCCACGATTTGAAAATTATTCGAACCGCATTTTGGACATTTTTTATTAGTCATATTATCCAATTTTTTTATTCGTCTTTCGCGGGCCTATATCCGCCATAATCTGAATCATTCGTTATTTCCCAATCGTACGTTGAATCAAAATTAAGCGTATCCAATCGGCGTTCGTGGAATCCTTTACCCTGTTTCGAAAAATCGTCCCGGTATTTGAAAACAAGTTTTCCGCGCCTTTTCAGTATTCGGCCGTAATAATAACGTTCACGTTGCAAGCCGCTTGACGTCGGAACCCACCAATGAAAACAAATCCAATCGCCAAGAAAAACACGACGGCCATTTTTGTCCACATATTCGGTTAGGTTGCCAAAAGTCCGGTTCATATCTTTTTTGGCCTTACTGTTCATTTCCGCCATTAAAGAGGGTCGGAAATCATTTTCATAGTAGCACAGAATCAAAACAATTTTGCATATTCACGGGCGGGCAAATTCGCCTTTACCCAATTGGGTTCATTGACCAAAGCCCATCGGCCAAAGTGCATTATTAAAAGCGCATCAGCATTCCACAATGTTACATTAACGTCCGCGTAAAGTTTTGCGGCGTGTTCTTTGTAACGCTTTTTCCGGTCGGCCTTTTCTTCGTGGACGCCGCGAACGCGCAATTTCAACTTGGTTTGCCAACTTGCGGGATGAACCATTACATACGGGATACCGGACATTTCAATCAATGCTTTTAGGTATTCAAAATTGGCCATCATCTTTTGAATACGAAAGATTTTACCCATATTTGGTTTGCCATCCGCGCCAACGGCTACGTCGTCCGGGCGAACGCTTAATTTTTCCAAGAATATAATCGGTTTATAATTTTCAGCGTAATATTCAAATATTGCCGCCAAATCGGAATTGTCTTTTGGCATCTTGATCGCCTTTGTTTTCATTCCGGGAATAAATATGGCAATACCGCCATTCGCGCCAGGATCAATCCCGATAACGCAATTTATTTTAATCTTGCTTTCCATTGTCTGTTTCCAATTTGATATAATCGGTTATTTGTATTTCATCGGCGACCATTTCGGCAAACGTGCGTTTCAATGCCTTTAATCTTGCCAAGCGGTATGCGCCGTGTTGTATATCCGGGGCGTTGATTCCCTGTTGTTCAACCCGCTTTTTGTCGCCGATCATTTCGCGTTGTGTCAAATCATATAGAGTTCGCCTCAATATTATTTGTCTTTCCTGTGGCGTCACGTCGAAAGGTTCCGCCAATCCTACCATCGCCAAATCTTGGTATGCCAACATTTCCAGTATTGGGGACAATTTCGGCATATACCCGCGATATTTGAAAAACAGGAACGCCGCAATTATATCTTTTCGGGTTTGATTCCTGTAAAACCTTTCTTCGGCTTCGTTCCTTTGCTTTACAGGCTTTGGCACCATTCCGGCCGCCTTATTTATTACGGCCTTTCGGTACTCCCTGTAAGCGTTTAGAATTTTGCAAAAGTAATCCGCGTTAAACATTTGGTAATGTTCTTTATCCGGGTTGCCGAAACGATCTTTTGGCAAATAGTCATTCAATTCGCCGGTAACCATCACTTCAAACGCCATTCGTATATCCTTGACCGAAAACAACGGATAATATCGTTTGATAATTTGCGCGAAACGAACAATGGTTATTTTCCAATCCGGGCTTTCGGTATCCCTTATACCAATGTCCTTTGCAATCCATTTCAGCGTATCAGCCATTACGGCGATTAATTCCGCGTCGTTGTATTCCTGTGCAACCTTTGCGGTTGATGCAAGGAAAACGGAACGTTCGATTGGTTCTAACTTTTCCACGATTGCCGGCGTTTGAGCAATTGCGCGTCGTATGGCAATTGCCGTAGTTCCGGGCGGTGGCGTATGAACCATTACCGAAACGTTGTTGTTGATTGTGGTTAATTCCTGTTCCATAGTTAATCCATTCCCATTTCCAAATATCGTTTTGCGCTTTCAAAGTCAAAGCCCGCGCCGGCTTGTTCGATGGTGTGCAACTTTTTCTTTTCAATATCCGACCGCATAAAGTTACGAGCCGTCGCAATCCAATCTTTCATTTTCTTGCCCTTTTGCGCCGACCAATCGGCAACCGCGTTGTAATAATACGCAATGTCAACGTTGGCAAATTCCGGCTTTGTTGCAAAACAGGCGGCAAAATCCTCATACCTGTTAAATTTGCTATTTACGAACAAACATAATGTTTCGGTTGTGCCGCGTTGTTTTGATTCCTGTTCTTTTACAGGTTCGGCCGGAAATAAACCGCCATCGGCGGTATCTTCTATCTTATCAATAGAATTATCTTTATTATCAATATTCGTTGCTGTTTTAGCAACACCCCCCGTTGCTATTTCAGCAACACCCCCGTTGTTGTTTTGAACACGCCCCGTTGCTATTTCAGCAACGCCGTATCTATTTGCAACATAATGGCAAAATTTCACGCCGGAAAAGAACATTTCGCGTTTCTCAATCAATCCCCGGTCAATCAACCGGTCAATAATCTTTTTGGCGTTCTGTTTCGTCACGTTCAAGGCCGATGCAACGTAATTCAGCGAACCGCGAAATTCGGTTTCTTTGTCTTGGGTAAATCCGTATATCAACGAATAACACAACAATTCGTTCCCGGACAATCCAAGTTCGACAATAGCGAATCCGGGAACCGTTATGTAATTATCAATTCTAAATGTTCGCGTTTCCATTTAACTAATTCTAAAAATTGAATAATCATAATAACCGGCACATCCGGGAAAATGTAATTTCATATCTTCGCAATTCTTCCGACACGACCAAATTTGCAATTTGTCGTAAACATCCAACGCGGCATTTATGCAACGCCGTTCGTAATCCATTGGACGTTGTGCGGCAATTCCTTGGAAATCAAAAAATCCGTCAAGATTTACGCAAGATGTATTCCGGACCCAATGCAATTTCCGGTGCAAATCTTTCGGCAACAACAAAAGGTTTTCAATGTTATTGTTGTCCCTGTTGAAATCAATATGGTGTATTTCATATTCCGACGGAATCGTTATGCCATAATGATTTTCGTATAGTCGTCTGTAATCCATAAAATCAAAAACGCCCCGTATTTCGTCCCCGGATTGGCCCCCCGGGAATTACTTTACAGGGCATTAAATTTCCATTTCGGTTGGGGCCAACAACCGTTCGCAACAAAGTTACAAATTATCCCTGTAAAAGCAAATTTTTTGTGGAATTTTCGGGTTTTAGTAATTCCCGGATTTCGCTAATACGATTATCGTTGCATACCAATTCCAATACAGGATAACGGGAATTTTGGTTGGGCTTGTTTGATTTGTGGAAATGTACCGACAAATCAAATACGGACGTTGTAACGGTCCCGCGCATTGCCTGTACTGAATCGAACGAATCCCGCAAATTTTTGACGCTTGACGCCCGGCCCTTGGTATTCAAAACCCAAACCCCAACAACGCCACGAATCGCCGGAACGATAAAACGCAATGTCAATTCGACGTCCCAATTATCCGCGCCGCGTTTCGTGGGATTGTTTCGTATGATTTGGTCCCAAATATCCGGGTAATTTTCGACGGAATACGGCGCATATTTCTTGCCATCCCATATTTCGAAAATCCGGCCATCGCCACGGGCAACCAACGCTCCCTTATCGTCACGGTAAACGAAACGTTCGTTGCACGATATTTCGGCATTGTCCGACGGGAAAACAACTTGAATTGTGTTCGGACGTTCCCCGAACGCCTTTGCGAACAGTTCCGCATATTTTCCGGTTGGCCGGAACCAATCAATTGATTGCGGCAACCCGCGTTCGTTTTTCATCCCAATATGTAACCGGCCAATTTCGGGCAATCCCAAAATATCGGTCGCCGGTTTTTCATTTCTGTATATTCTTCCGCCCATAATTACAATTCGATTTCATCGTTTAACAAATTATCCTTTGCCGCCTGTTCCGTTATCTGTTCCGGCGTGGGGCGGGTGGACTTGACCGGTTCCGGTTCATTTTCCCACGGCAATTTGTCCGTTGCGCCATCATCCGGTAATTTTTTCGGAATTTTCGTTTTGACGGGCTTTTCCGGTTCGGACGGGGAATTTATCGGTTCGGGTTCTTTCGTTGCTTTTACGGCCCTTTTTGTGGCCTTTTTGGCGGGTTCCTGGTCCTTGGCCCGTTCCGGGGCGGCGGCCGCCTGTTTCGGGGCTTCCTTTGCGTCCGCCTTGGTGCGTATCAGTTCGTCCAACGATAACGTCAACAGGTTGTCCGCAATCTTTCCGTTATCCAAGTCAAGAACACCACGAACGATTGTCAACGTATTGTCCCGCTTTTCGTCCTCAATCGCGGCCAATGCCAAAAGATAAGGCAATTTCTTGGCGTTAACGGAATCCGTTTGGTCTTTCAAATTGTACGTGGGTTTGGTTCGCCAATCTTTCGGGGAAAAGTTAAACACGCGTTCAATGGGTTTATCCTCAAAATTCACATTCCACATTTCCCGGTACAAATGCAATTGTAATTCGTGTTCTTCGTAAAATCCTTTCCGGCCGCTTTTGAAATCCACAAGGGCCGTGAACGTCTTGGCCGTTTTGGATTCCGTCATTACGCACGGCAAATCCAAACAACCGGCATAATGGAATTTGGGATGGACCAAACCGATTTCCACGGCCAACGGTTTCACATTGTAATCCTTGACGAATTGCGCAAAGGCCAAAACGTCCTTGCGGACCTTAACCAGCCATTGCGAAAATAGGGATTCCGGGACGTGTTCACGTTCCATATACGCCAACAATGTTGCCGGGACGTTATCAAAGTCGTAACGGCGGTTGATAATCAGTTTTTCAAATTCGCCGTGCATAAACGTTCCGTATGCGGCGGCAATGTCGCGTTTTTCCGTGGAACCCTCTTTGCCATTGGCAACCATCCAATCCAACAGGGCGGCCGGGGTCGGCATTACCTGTTTCAAAAGCGTGGTAACGGACGGGTAAAATTCCGGCGTTCCATCGGCGTTGAATCGGTAATAATACCGATATCCGTCGGAATTGAGTTGAAACACACGGTACGCGGGTTCTTTCAATACGTCGGCGTTGAAATATACGGCGCGGATTTCCTCAACGGTCATTCCGGGCGCGATTTCCTTTGCCTGTTCCTGTTCCGGTTCAGCCAATGCGGCCAACGCCGGGTCAATTGTCTTTTCTTCTTTCATTGTATCGCCTGTTAAAAATTACATACCTTTCATTTTCTTGTAATCGTGCCAAAACATCGCCGCAAAGACAACGGAAATGGCAAGCGCAAAGAAATGCGCCGGATTCCAAAAGATTGCAAAGACGGATAAAACCGCCATAACGGACCAAATTACGGCCCAAAACAAATTTACCTTTTTCATATCGTTATTCGTTTGAAAGTCCAAAAAGGAAATCCGCCGTGCATCCGGTCATTTCGCAAATGACAACCACCCATTCCGGTTTAATGCTTGCGGTTCGTCCATTACATAATTTTGTCATATTAACCTGTTGTGCGCTTTCTACGGAATCCGGCCATAACTTGGCCGCAATATCCTTTTTCAAAACCTTTGTTCCGTTTGCCTTTGCCCTTGCAATGGCTTCTTCAATTCTCAATGTCATATTCAATTTATTTTAATGGTTAATCATAATCCGGGCGGTAATCGTGTTCGACGATATGGCCACATATCGGGCATCGTAATTGTTCCCAATCGGTCGCGTAATCCGGTGGTACGTCGCGGTCGCCGCTTGGGATTTCGTGGGTTATACAATCCCAAATTTCCATTTCGCCGCCACATTTCGGGCAATTGCCATCGCCCATTAAGATACATTCCAAAAATGCGTCGTATGTTGCATCGTTCACGCGCTCAACGCCTGTTTGCTTGATTACGTCGATAAGGGTTGCCAATGGGGTTTCCCCGTCAATACATTCTTTTAATGATGCGCCGTAATATTCGGTGTCGTCCTTAATCAATCCGGCGTTCAACAATCCGTTCGTGAGGATATGCGCCACGTCGGCGGCGGGTTTGTTTGCCCTTGCGGCCACAATGGCCAAATTTGCGTCCTGTTTCAAGATCATAATAATTACCGGGTAACCGCCCGGCCGGGGTCTTAAATATATTCCTGTAAAATTGTATCTATTGCGGCAACGGCACAATCCAAATTTGAACCAACGGTGCCGTTTCCCTCAACCTGTAATTCAATGTCGGTTCCATTTTCTTCGTCGAATTTCTTACGCATCGCCCATAACTTTTCGGATAACGAAATAAGGGTTGCCAATTCTTTCTTATTCAAACGTGTTTTCATATCGCTTTCGGTTTGATGGGCCGGTCGCCCGGCCCGCATTATTATTCAAACCAACTATTCACGTCGGCCGGTTCGTAAATTAGCACCTTACCATTGATGGAACGTTTAGCATCGGCCATTGACCAATAACCGCGTTTGCGATCGTCATCAACAACGTAAACGGCTTGTATCGGGGATTCAACCTTTTCAATCTTATGGCCTTTATAGGTGGCCATTCCTGTAACCTGTGCGTATGCCATAATATTAAAAGAAATAAACAAAATTTGACAACTAATAATAATAGAAACTGACACGTATTCCACGGCGCAATTTGCAAACCTGTTTGTCGCGCATACAACCGAAAGCGCGACCCAAAAGGCGGTTAACCAATTCAACGTCGCCAACGTATGCTATAAGGCCACGAACGCCAACCAATGTGTTGACCTTGCGGCCATCAACCATTCCGGATACCTTGATTTTGAAATTATGGTTGATTTCGCGTGTTGTGTATGCTAATTTTGTTGTCATAACCTGTATTGTTTTTAGTTCGGGAACCCGCCCGGTCGGTGTGGTTGAACCCTCAACCCGGATACAAAAGTAATGCAATTATTTTAATTTCCAAAATTTTTAAGTATATTTTTACAAAAATAGCACGAAAACAGTTATTTTTCCGAAAAATCGCGTTTAACGGCCTTTTGGCGTTTGGATGGGGGATTTATCCACCCAACACGTTTAACGCCCAAATAGGGGCATTTCTCGCGGTTTTCACAAATAAACGGGGCGCATCTTCTCGACGAACCCCGTTTTTTGTTCTTAAATAATGATAAAGTTTAACTATTAAGTACAATATCGAAATACATAACCATTAACATTATTTCGCCGTTCCCTACATACCGAAACAATGTTTTGCCGTATAAGATTTAATTTTTCGGCCGCATCCTTTGCCGAATCATAAAGTTTTCCCGTATTAACGCATATAACAGGGCGTTTTCTTTTATCGTGGCGTATTGCCGAACCGTCGCCATAATTCATATTATATTTTGCCGTACACCATTCCAAATTTTCAGCCCGGTTGTCCGTCTTGATTTCGTTTTTATGGTTGATTTGGGGCAAACCGTCCGGATTCGGAATAAAGGCCGTGGCAACTAATCTATGCACAGAATATGTTTGCGGTTTTCCATCCCGGCACAAATCAATCGCCAAATATTTATTTCGTTGTCGCGGAATAAGAATTTTTTTATTGCGTTTCACGCGTCCCAAATTACTTATTTGATACAATCCGGCATACCCGGCAATATCTTTCCATTCTTCCATAATACAAAAATAATCCCCGGCAACGACTACCACACACGTTACCGGGGATTTCGTCAAACTCGCGTTTAACTTATATGTCCGTGTTGGTGGTAGTCAACAGGCACAAAGATACAATTATTTTTCAATAACGATATGTTCGCAATTGACAATCTTTGTATGCGGGCATTTACTCAATACGTCTAATTGGCGATTCCGTATCTTTTTAGTTTTCCACAGGAAACCCAAAAAACGTTTATATTGCACCGATTCCACCAACATTAAAGAATCACGAACGGTCAATGTTCCGGTAAATTCTTGATCGTCCAAAATCCCGTCGAAATCATACCACACATCGCCGGTATGTACGGCAACGGCCGAAATTGCCACGGAATCTCGTATTATAACGGTGTCACGAGGTACGGCGGACAATTTCATCATTGTTTGGCTTTGCGCCGTCGTAACGGCCGTTAAATCGCGGTTTTTGGTTCGCAACGTCTTTATCAATTGAGCATCCGCCGCCCGGAACCTTTTGTATTCCTGTATGGTCAATTCCAACGTACCAACCTTTGCCGCATTCAGCGAATCTCGAACCCTGTATGTGTTGACATCCACAAGCAACGTCCGCGTATTCTCTTTGTACCTATTCCGTTCACTTTTAATCCTACTAACGGACACCCATTGTAATACTATTACAACGAGTAAGGCGGCCATAATAGCGGCCACAATCAAACGCCTACGCATTTGGCGTGTATGTTAGTTCTGACTGCCCCACCTCGCGGCTCAATTTCAAAGTGTATTTGCCGCCCATAATCTCCACAAACGAATGCACCTCATTTTCGGTGTACTCGATTTGTACAAAGTGAAGTACAACGCCTTTTATATGCACTCGCGCAACGTTGTGAATCGGGTCTGCATTAACCGCGTCGATAAACTCATCAATCGCAACTTGTTCGTTTACCACCAAACGCCCGTTTACCTCGGTATCTTCAACCTCGACATCGAAAATGTCCTCATTTTCTTCAATCATATTGCGAAGCAACGGAACAATAGATAATCCGGATTGTGTGCCTTGACTTTCCACCCACCTTGTGAGGTGGTCTAATTTTTCATACTTAGTCATAATTTTTAATAGTTATAAATAATTTGTTTTCGTTGTTCGCCCCAATAGGACATATAATTACAGGGTTTTAAAAAATTCAACATACGAATCCGCCAATTTGGCGCGGAAATCCTCGGACATCAACAACCGGCAATCGCTTTCGGTATCCATAAACAGGTTTTCAACCAATATCGCCGGGGCTTTCGTGTGTTTGAGGATATAAAACCCGGCTTCCTTATCGGGGTCGCCGTCTGCCATATCCTTACGCATTTTGATTTTGGGGAAATCCTGTTGCAATCGTTCAATCAACTTTGTTGCTATCGTGTCGGCCTGTGTTTGTCCGGGCGACGTGTACACCTCAAAGCCGGTTCCGCCGCCGGCGTTGGCATGAATGCTTACAACAACGCAATTGCCGTTACATCGGTCATACCACAAGTTGGCACGCTTGCAACGTTCTTCCAACGATACGTCGAACGTTTCCGGTACAAGTTTAACTGCACGTATTCCGGCGTGGGAACATTTCAATATGATACGGCGCACCATATCTCGGTTAAATTCCCATTCAAACAATTGCCGGCCGTCTTTCCATACCGGCGAACGTTTGCCGGGCGTTTCTTGGCCGTGTCCATTGTCAAATAATATGATATTATCCATTTTCGTAAAGGGTTAAAGGGGCGGCCAAAACCGCCCCGGTTAATTACTCATTCTTTGGTTCGGCATCTTCAATTGATTCTTCAATTTCCGGAACCTTGAACAAACGGGCAAAGAACTTCCACACGTTGAATTTCTTTTTGATTCCTTTATAGTCAAAATAATTGTCAAGGATAGACGTCAATTCAATGCTACAAACAATCAACATTATTATTGCGGCCAAAAGGGGAATGCCGAACAAACGCCCGAACGAACCACCCATTACCCACGCAATTGAAACCCAACAAATGTAATCCACCATTTTATTAATCGTACGACGGATAGCACGAGAACCACGGATTTTTTCGCCACGCTTACGGGCGGCACAAATGCCAAACCGCAAGTCGCCCAAAATAAGGACAAACGCGACGATTAACCACACGAATAAGTTTTGCCAACCGTCCACAAAGGGGGACAACACGGTTGCGGTTACCCCCGTTAATACGTTACGTTCATTCATTTTATATTGTGTGATTACTCAATATAAATCCGGCAATTCGTTTTGCCAACATTGTTACGCCCTCAAATTTGCGCGGGTGCGTTCCGTCGGCATCTTGAAAATAATTGGTCATATTGTATAAATTCCATCCCAAAGAATTATACATATCACACACGGGTATATGATTTAATACCAATTCAGCCACGACGGACGCCGCAAATTCTTTCAACGTTAAATTGTCGGTTCCCGTTTCGTTATCGCCCCATAACGTCGGGTCAATTGTTTGCGACAAATTGCCGGTGTATCTAACAATAGGCGTGAACCAATAAATTTTAACATTGGGATATGTTGTCAATATGCTTTCCACAATTGTATTGATTGCGCCCAACGTATAATTTACGTCCTTGCTTCCGCTTGTTCCCATTCGGCTACCCGAACCGAACCAATCGTTTGTACCGGCAAAAACCGTTACCGCATCAATTTTTGTCCAATCAATGTTTTTCAAACGTTCCACAATTGCCGTATTATCGTCGCTTGCGTAATCTTTCAAGTATTCGGCCGCGTTTTCCTGTTTGGTAAAACTTTGTTCGCACGCGGATTTGACCATATTAACAACGTCCAATGCCGCATACGCTTGATTATTGTTTGCGGGATTATCAACCGGCGTTGTTCGTTGTCGTAATTGAGTACCACCGATACCAACATTTATTACGTTTGCACCCGTAAATGATGCAAGATAATCGGAATAATGTAAACCGTATGTCGTATCCAACATTTCGGTTAAACTATCGCCAAAACAAACAATGTTTTTACCGTACAAAGAATTGAACGATAACGAATTACCAATATCATTCAATTTAACAGGCGGAATTGAAAAACGATTTATTTGCGAAAGATTTATTTGAATCTTTGGCGAATATCGTACACTTGCCTCGAATATATCCCAATCAATTTCCATATAAATATATGGACGCGAACCCGTTAACCCTAATTGATTAACCAACGCCGTTGACATCATCGCCCCGATTACCTCAATACCTGTTCGCGGTTGCGTTTGGCTTGTAAGATACCACGTAAACGATTGGTCGTCGGACGTATTAACGTGTGAAATTCCAATATAAGGCGCATACGCCGCCGGGATATTGTTAATTGTATAAATGTAAAATAACGGCGATTCCAAATTTTCCAACATCTTTTCAATGTTTCCGGCCGTTTGGCACCCAATCCAAACACGCCTTATCGCATTTCTTACGTTATCCGGAACGTCCGTTGGAAATGTTAAACCCTTATTACCATTGCCAATAACAATGTTATTATCAATTTCCGCTGTTAAGGTTTCATTTTGACCGAATATGCGGGCAACATCAACTCCAGCCCTATTGTTAAACATACTCAAATTAAACGGCACATATTCAACACCATTATATTTGTATCTATCCAATCCAACCACGGGACAATTTGTACCCGGATAAATTGCACAAATAATGCTTTCGTCTTTTTGAACTTGCGAAAGGTCTTTAATTGAAAATTCGTTGGTAAAATTGTTTATAACAACATAATAACCATATTTTCCGCTTGACCTTAATATTACACCATCAACAGGTATTGAATATCCACCCTCTTTTGTTACAACCAAAACAGCCGGGAAATCAATTGAAAGTCCATCCGTTGCCGTGTTGGATACCGTGGTTATTGTAATAAAGGACAAAGGATCTTCATTATAATGCATAATACGCGCAAAATTGATTTTTGCACCTGTGTAAACCGAATATTTCGTCCAACTATTACTATAAACCAAAACGGCAATTTCGTAATTATCTAATGATATTGAATCAAAATATGAATAATGCCCGGCGGTCGCTGCAATATAAAATTCCCTTGGGTCAATTATTCTCGGATTGGTCGTTGGCGTGGCAACCCCCATAAATTGATACCCGGCACCCAATGAATTTATCATTGTCAACAAAGTTTGTTGAAGCAATGCACCCGTAATTTCATTGTTGCCATTTGTCTTGACAACGTTTTGAATTGCGGTTTTTAATATTTCATAATTTGCCATAATTCTTAACTTTTATTTGTTGAAATCGTTATTAAAGTCATTGTTGAAATCGCCGGTTGGTTGAACATAACCACGGCCGATTTTCTTTGCAACGGTTGCCGTATCAAATTCGGCTTCCACGGCGGCCACGTCGCCATTATCTTCCCAATCGGGCGTAATTAAGAACGTGTCAAGATTGTAAATTTGGCCGTTCTTTTCAATGTGCGCATAATCGGCCATCCGAATAAACCGCATTACGTCCAACAGGTATTCGGACGCAAGAAACTTAAAATGGTATCGTTTTTCGCTTATTTGCTTAACGGGAAAAAAATACCCGTCGCGGGTTTCGCCCTCTTCCTCAAATGGATATTCGGGTTTGGCAATATCCGCACACAGGTACAACACGTTTTTGAACGAGGGATTTTTATACACAATTGTTCCGGCATCCATAACGAAATTTTCAATATCCCACCATTCCAATTTCAAATACGGTTGAATGTCGTTTACAACCGTGAACATTTCGGAATACCACGTTTCCGTTTCGTCGCTCAATACGGCATAGTATTGGCCGTTATTCATTTGGGCCAATACCGGAAATTGGCCGGGGAATACGATAACGTCATATCCCAAATTGGCGAATGGCACAACGGAAAATCCCATTTGTCCGGGCGTCAATGTATGAACCAACGCGCCATCCTTTGTGTATATCTTGAATTGTTCAACAGGTGCAACAACGGCCGTTGCATCATAGGCGTTTCCATTCGGGGAAAATTGCGCGTTGTAAGTTTGCACCCATAAACTCGTTGTCCCTGTTGGCAATTGCCATCCGCCGGTGTATCGCAATGTAAATCCCGGATTCGGGTTGAAGATTCCCAAAACGTCGCCGTTGTCGTTTTTTGCCACGGCAACAACGCCCATTGGATATGTGGGCGGAACGTTGAAATACACGTATGTTTTTCCGGTAACGTCGTATGATGAAACGCCGTAATCGCGGCCAACATTTTGCGACCATTCGCCCGTTTGCGTTAAATATCCGTCGTCGTAATCGTCGGCGGTTATTTGATTCCCACGGGTAAATTTCAACCTGTGTTCGCGCATTATTTGGAATGGCAACAGGAACCCCGCTGGAGTAAATAACGGGTAAATCCTGTTGTATATCCACCATTTGCGGGCATTTTGTTGCTCTATGGACGTGTAAAAAGGTAACACGCTTAAATTATTATTTGGTACCATCATTCGTTGTAATTATGGGTATCATACATTAAAGTAACGTTTGCGTTCCGGCTTGACAAATTTACGCTTATTTTTTCAACTTGCCCCATTCCCAAAAATGTTTTTATCAATTGTGTCGGGTTCGGATCGCCAACAACAGGCATACGCAATGTTTGTTTCTTTTCGCGTGTTATGCCATACGCCACGCCCTGTTCGTCGTTAATGCGTATTTGATATGCCGGCAAATCGTATATGTAATATTTCGGTTGCAAGTCGATGAAAGCCAAAAGGCCATTTTGATTAATATATGTTGTGCCATCAATGGTTCGTTCGATAAATGGCAATTCCTTTGAACCTTGAATTGATACCATTTTGATTTCGGCGGAACCCAAACGGGTAATTTGTCGGAATCCAATTTGGGTTGCATTTGTCGGAATTATGGCCGAATATACCATTGTTTTCAAACTTTCTGAATCAAATACGCCAATTGACGTAATCTTATTGCCGGATGCGTTCAAAAATGCGATTTCACAAGCACCGCCATCGCCGCGTGATTCAAATTTAATGGTTATACCCTCGCCAACCTGTGTGTTTGTCAACGTATATTTCAAATTGTATTTCGTGCCAATTTCTACCGTGCTAAATGACGAATCCGGCGTTACCAATTGACGCGGAACGGCGGCCATCAATGCAAAACCATCTTTTGAACACGCACCCGGATTCAATAACATATAATCAATATCCGTTGTAAAATTGGAAACGTTGATTTCCTCAATATTGCCCGGTGTTACGTACTTACTCAATATTTCAATTGGATATCCCTCAAACGCGCGTGTTACGTCGTCCATCCATCCGAATTGGTAACGTTCCGGCATTGTTGGTTTGTTGTACTCATATTGCGACGTTCCAAAGGCCCACGCCTTGCCATTCCGGGTTACCTTTTCAACGGTCAAATTGTGAGAAATTGCCGGCGTTCCCGTATAACGTCCGCCATTTTTGAACCATTGTATGTGTTCAATCTTAAATTTGCCATCCTCAACATACCAATACGCCCGGTAACAATCCCGCAACATATCGGTAACCATTTTCAACGTTATTGGGGCTTTTTGGGCGGGTTGCGAATAATCGCCGGCCAATATGTTAGATTTTTGGGTAATATACAGGTTGAACACGTCCCCGGAAATCGGGTTGTTTTGATCATACAGGAATTGCGAATATTCGGTTGTTGGTTCGTGTGTAATTCCCGGCGCAATCTTTCCCAATAAAACGGATATTACCGAATGTAACGGATACGCATCTTTCAACTTGTATTCCTTGCGGCCGCTTTTTTCCAATATGTCGTCCAATTCACTAAACGCAAACCAAATTGAGAAATCGCCCCAATGCGAACGACCAATTGGGTAAAATTGCGTACCATAAATCGAATATGGTTGTTGCCAATATACACCCGGTTGTTTAATTCCCCATTCGGTCGGCGTTGTGGTCGTATTTGTCGAATAATACACGACGTCTCGAACGCCATAACCAATTGCACGGCGATAATTGCGGTTGTTCTCGACAATATCATTTGCGGGTATTGGGTATGTATTCTTTCCGGCGATTGTATCAACGTCCAAAAGATAACGGGCGTAAACCATAATGGTAATCAAAACGACGGATGCCACGGGTTGCATTTCTTCATCGCCATAACGATACATTGAAAATGAACCCGTTGCCGCGCTTTGGTAATTCCTATTGGCAAACAAACGCACGTTATCGGCCTTTCGTGTTAAATACGTATAAACGAATGTTTCGGGTGCGCTTTCGCTTTCGCCCCCCTCTTCCTTTGTTTCGTATGTCCATTCATACAGGCCGTCGGGGCTTTCCCCATTTTGCCATAAACCATCGGCAACGCCTGTTCCGGAAACCTGTTGGCCGCCTGTGCGCAAACTATTCAACGCGAAATGATAAGTATTGACTAAATCATTTTCATTGGTTACCGTGTCGCAATCCTGTTCCCAATACATACCGGAAAGGAAACACGAAACAACGGATTCTCCCACAACGTACATTTGAATCAACGGGCGTTTCGTAATGGTCAATTGTTCAATCGCGGGTTTTAGATCAATCAAATTGTATTCCTTTTCCATACCGGCCAAAACGTTGGTATAATCATCAATAGGTGCCGGCGTAACCTCGGCCGTTTGCGCGTCGGCGTCAAACTTACAATCGGTTTTCCAAAATTCGCCGCGCCAATATTCCGCCCACGTTTGGCCATTGTTCCAACTTATAGAAAGAACCAACGTAAACTTTGTTTCAAATCGGGCATTGGCGATAATGGCATAATCCGCCCGGCTGAAAAGTAATTTACCGGACAATTTTGCGCGGTAAAACTTTTCGTTTTGTTCTAATTCATAATCTTTGGCCAAATCCGCCTTACGTAACGGATACACGGCATAATTGTTGGTTACGCCGTTGTATTCCGTGGCCAATTCAAATTTATAAATTGGGTTCATTACGATTTAAGTATTTTACGTGTTACATTCTTGTAAACCTCAATGGTGTTTCCGTCGCTATCAACGAAACGTGAGCGTTCGCCCTGTTTGCGTATAGCATCAACGCCGCGTTCCAATGCGCTTACGTCGGTAGCATTCGAACCAACCATTGCCAAAGCAACCCCGGCCATATCCGAATTGGCACGTTGGTATTTGTCGGCAAACGTTCCATCATTAAACGAATTGATAACGTCCGGGATGATCGAACCGAAACGGCGCGAATTGCGTTTGTTGATGATGGCGAAATATTCGCCACCCTCGGCACGCCTGTTTTTCCCGTCTTTTGTCATTCCCAAATCAATATCATTACCGGATGCGTGCGAACCACCTTGCAACAATTCAACGGTACCATCGCCGTATGTTTCTTTTGTCACCTGTGCGGCCTTTACTTTCGATGCAAGGAAAGAACCCCACATTGTAGCAATGGCGGCAATGGCCAACGCGGGACCAATTAGCGGAATCGGGGATAACGACGCCCAAAGATTCGCAGAAGCCGTTATCAAACTTGACGCTTGCGTTATGGCATCCATTGCCAATTGTGCCTTTTGCGCCTTTTGCTTTACCTCAATGACCTTTTGTTGTTGTTGCTTCTCCAAGTCCAATTCCTTTTGAGCCTGTACAACATTGTTGGCATATCCGTTGTTACGTGCTTCAATTTCAGCATCCAACGCACGTTGTGCGGCATCAACACGGGCATTGGCGGCATTGATGGCCGCGTCGGCTTCCTTTATCCACGCGTCAATGGCGGTGTTGATTCCATCGACGGTGGCGTTGATCGCGGTATTAAACGCGTCTTGTTGTTCGGGTTTTAAACTGATTCCCAATACCTCATACAAATTTTTGTATGGCGTACTTTTCGCCGCCTTATCAATCGCCGCAATTTGGTTTTGAATAGTCGCTACCTGTTCGGCGGTTAAATCCTTTCCATTTTTACGGTTCAATTCAAGAATCTTTTGCAAACGCTCACGTTCCATTTGCAAACGGAATTGTGTTTTTTGGCGTTCGTTCTTATCCAACAAGTCAAATTCAGATTGCGCGAAATCCTGTTGAATATCCAATAATTCCATTGCCAATTGGGTACGGAAATCAATTGATGTTTCCTTTGCCTGTTGGTCATATTTAGCGTTTATTGCGGCTTCATCTTGGCGCAACTTAACGTCGGTTTGCTTGTTCTTTTCAATTTCAATTTCCCGTTGTTTCTCAATCGCCGCCAATTTCAAATTCAACATTTCGTCGGAACCCTTACGGGTAACGGCAATTTGTAAATTGATGGCGTTTAATTCCGCTTGCAATGATCGTTGACGGATTGCCGATAATTCGTTTTCGAATGCCTTTTTATCATCCAATAACATTTGGTCGTATTTGGCATTTATGGCGGATTCATCCTGTTTTTCGCTTTCTACCTTTTGGCGGTTTTGTTCCAATTCCAATTGGCGTTGTGCGTTTATCTTGTCTTGACGCAACGACAACATTTTGTCCGTACCGGCGGCGGTTACGGATATTTCCAATTGGATTGCATCAATAACGGCTTTCCGGTCGGCAATGCGTTGTTTCTTTGCGGCTTCAATTGCCTTTTTTTGTTCCTTGCTCAACTCGGACGTCCTTTGGCTTGTAGCCTGTGCCGCCTGTTCCGCATCACGTCCCGCACGGTCGGCCGCTTCCTTTGTGTCATTCTCAATTTGCGTTAAAACGACGTCGGCCGCTTGTCGTAAGGCAACCAATGTGTTTTGTGCCGTTTTTGCCGCCATCTGCTTATCTCCAAGTCCTAACCATTTCGCAAGAAAACCAGTCTTTGTGTCCGCTTGATACTTTGTGTCGCTCGCTTGTTTCTCCCAAACTTTCTGAAAATTATCAATGTATGCTTGTGCCGCTTTCGCTCCATTCTTCTTGTAATACTCTTGAAATTCTGCCGTATATCTATCGGCACTTTCGGATATAAACGTATCCGTTGGAAACAATAAACGTTGTGTTTGCGTTACCAATTTTGTAAGCCAATCAATCGTTGATTTAATCGTTCCGTTTGATTTTTCAAATGCTAACGTAAGACCTTCCCACGCGGATTGAAGCAATTTCGTTGAACCCTCAACGGTATCCAAACGTTCCGCGCTTATTCGTTCCAATTCCCCGGAAACGTCATTAAGACTATTGCGTAATTCGCGTGCGCTTTCCGCGCCGGATATGAACGCCGAAAAGGCCGCAACGCTTCGTTTGTCGGTCAATTCTAACGATTCCGCAACGTTAATACCACGTTTGCGTAACTCAATCAATCCGTTTATAATGTCGTCGAACGTATTGACGGAACCGCCCAATGATTTAGCCAATTTTCCGTTGGCGTTCGCCAAATTCAAAAGGATATTACGAGTTGCGGTCGCCGCGCTTGAAGCATCAAAACCGGCATTTGCCAATGCTCCCAACAATGCGGTTGTGTCCTTTACGGTTAGGCCATACGCATTAGCAACAGGGAATACGGTGCCGATTGAATCACGAATGCGGGCGAAAGACAATGCCGATTTGTTTGTTGCGACGGCCAATGTTGCCAACACTTCGTCGGTTTCCGAACTTGTAAGATTGAACGCACGTAACGTTGAACCGGCAACGGCGGCGGCTTCCGCCAAATCCGCACCAACGGCGGTTGCAAATTCCAATACCGGCTTTTGCATTGCAATTATGGAGCCTTGGCCAAATCCCAATTTCGCCAACTCGGTTTGCAATTGGGTTACCTGTGATGCCGTATATTCAGTCGAACGGCCTAACGACAACGCCGAATCGGTCAACGCTTTCATTTCTTCACGGGTAACGCCCAATATGGTTGACAAATTAGCGTTTGCCTGTTCGAAATCGCGCATCGTTTTATATGCGCTTGTTAAGTAATTGACAAATTGCAATATGATTCCAACGGTACCCAATGCAATTGTCGAAAATCCGCGCAATGCCTTTGATGCAAGCGGCAAATCGCTTGCACCGATTGCACGCAATTGGGAACCCATTTGGCCAAATCCGCGTGTAAGCGTTTGCAATGGTGCCGGCAAAGCACGCATTGCGTTTTCATAGTGGCCAACCTCTAACGTATATTTTCCGGTTGCCTTTTGCAAATCGCTCATACGCTCATAAATGCGGCGTGTTTCGTTTTCCAAATCGCGCCCGGACTGTGTGCCGCGTCGCTCCGCGTCGCTCATTTCATTTAGGCGTATTTTGTTAAGCCTGTATTGCGCCGACAACCTGTTATATGAACCCTCTTTTGAATTGTTCAATTGAACAACCAATTTGTCAATGCTTTGTTCTTCCTTGACGGCTTGTATAACCTGTTGACGGCGGCGGTATGTTTCACGTTCGGCAACATTAACATTTTCATACGCTTTTGCCAATTTGTCCGATTGTGTCGTTGTGCTTTCAATAGTCTTGCGCTGTTCCTCGGTTGCCGACGAAACGTTTTCAAGGCTTTTGGCCAATGCGGCTGCGTCGCCCTGTATCTTTGTTTTCACCTCGCCGTATTTCTCAATCAATGCCGTTAACTGATTTATCAACGTTGTAATTGAATCATCCGGTTTTATAAGGTCGGAATATTTTATTGGATTATCCATAACGTTATTTTTCTTAAAAGTGCCGTATTTCGGCCGTTAAAATCAAAAACGATAAATTATACGTCAAAAGTTTTTAACGCCGCGTACGGGCTTGTTTTGCGGCGTTTTCTTCGTTCTTTGCCCTTTCTTTGAGAAATTCGAACGCATTGTAAAATTCCAAAACGGTATATTCCTTTGGTTTTACGTTCAATTGCCCGGATAGCATCAAACACAAATTTTCAAATTGGCGGTCAAACTTAATTTCGGTTGATTCGGAACCGGAAAATATTTGAGGGCGGGTGTACGTTATCAATTCGGTTGTTATGTCGTCAACGTCTTTGGTGCCGTCCGGAATAGGAACACCGGCCACAATGTTTTTCAATACTAACAATGTGCGGCGGCGTACCTTTTCAAAAAATTCTTTCGCGTCGGAATCCTCATACAACTTTGGGAAATATAACATCAATTCCGCGTCAATTTTTTTTTTGACCGAACTCAATTGGTCGGTCAATTCTTCGTATGACGAATCCGCG